ATCTCTGTGGGATCATCTACTTCTTTGTAGTTTTTATTATCTGTGTTGTAAAGTTTACCTGACCCTTTAAAAGGTAGCTCTTTCTTTGCAACGTTGATAATGTACGTTTCTTTTGGATCTAAATGTTTAATTGCTGTTGATTTACCTGTCCCAGTTTCACCAACAACTCCAATCAATTTTGAACTCATTCGTTTTCTTTTTTATTTATTATGTAGTTATTATTATAGTCTTACAAATATACGAAATTATATGAATATAATCTTCTTTTTGTCAAAGAATTCTAATGCTTTGTTAAGCCATTTTTCTTCAACTTGTTCATTAGAAGATATGATATATATGTCTGCTTTCTTGTTAGGAGTGTTATATTCCATAGCCATACATCTATTAATCTTCTGTGCAAGGTTTTCTGCATTACTGTCAAAGTAATTTATAATCACTTTGTTTAGTGGTTTGTATGTGATTCCTGTATTACCAATCTTCACAACAGCCATGTGTGTACCTTCTCCTTCAGCAAATCTTTTAAACGCTTCTTTGTCTTTAGATTTACTGTGATGTGATGGTATACCTAAGCTATCAGATATCTTTGTAGTTCCACAAAATACAAGAACACGCTCATCCTTATACTGCTGTAGCAGCTGTTTGGTTTTATTTAGCTTAGCTAAACTACTTTGGATGAGACGCATTCTTGCTAGTCTCATGAACATAGTGTTTCCACCACTGTACATCATTTTGTTTATAGTGGCACTTAGATATCTAAACTGTTGCAACTCTGTCTTCTTGATTTTCTTCTTTCCATACTCATTGCGAACAGTGTTATCTAGTGGCACCTTAACCACGGTTATCTGGTAGTCAACTATGACACCTTCTTCAATAGCTTTCTCTATAGGATATTCAGCAATCACTTCAAGTCCTAAGTCCTCACTAAGTGTACGCTTTGTCCATTTAGATAGTGTTCCTGTAAGACCAAGTATGTTATCATTGATAGAGAATAAGTCTACACATGCACCTATTTGTGCTTCACTCAGTAGATGTATCTCATCAATTACCACTATGTCAAACTCTGTCCCTGTATGCTTATGTATAGATAGATGTGTTGTGTATGTGATGTTATCATTTTCATAGTTCATCTCCTCAAAGTCCTCTATCCAAGACTGTTTAATCTTGTTATCAGGATAGGCAATAAGAACACTACAATCAGGTTTCATCTTTTTCAAGATGTTAATTGTAGTTCTTATCTTACCAAACCTGGGACATAGATTGAGGATACCAAACTTTCCATGATTCCACCATACATTAGCAAATTCTGCCTGTCTTTTGTCCCTTAGTGTCATCTGTTTTCTTTTTAAATTTATCTGGATACTTTGTTTCTAACCACTGTCCATCCCACAAGTTTTTATCAGTTAGATCTTTAAGTTCCATTTTATGTAAATCTAACTTCTTATAACTCATGATATAAAGAATGATTTGTTAACAACTGATTCATAGTCACTATCTTTGATGTTCTTACGTCTAGGTAGTTCCTTGAACATACCAATCTGACCAAGAAATGCAAGACCAATTCTGATATCATCTTCACCATAAGAGTTCTTGATAAGGCGTAAGCTTCTAAAATACTTACCACCATACTCATCTCTTAGTTTGTTGAGGTTGTATCCTGATGGGTCTTCTACATTGTATCTCATAGGATCAAATAGAGCCATAACAATATCACTATCGTTCTGTGTGCTTGAGCTGTCTGCAAAATCCTCTAGCTGTGGTTCAACATCACCATTCTTTATCCTGATGGGATTAGATATAGATCTGTTGAACTGGCTAACTACAACAGGACTATGACCATAAAAGTCACGTGCATACCTGAGCTCATCACTCATCTTATCAATAGCTGCCTTCTTGTTTGGTTGGTCTTTAGTTGTCTTGAGCAAACCAATATGATCCAACACTACAAGAGTTATCTCATTAGGGTTGTTTGGTACATATCTCTTGTTATACTCATCTTCCTGAATAATCTCACCACGCTCTAATGCATATGCTTTGAGCTCTTTAGCAATACCTACAGGGTTCTCAGGACCATCAATGATAGTTACAAGCTCTGATAGTTCATTCATGTAATCTTCATACATCAGAAACAAGTCATGCTCATCTTTATTCATTCTTTCTGTCCAGCCTAACAACTTGTTAACCGGTATGATTATACCCTGATCAACAAATATCTTACGTGAGGTCCACTTAGCTAGTTTGTAAGTTCTACTACGCTCCATGGATCTATACCAAACTCTCACCTTAATCCCTGAGGCTCTACCTTCTGGTGATAGAGCCCAATCTACAGGATTAAGAACAAATGCATCATCAATAAAGCTAGTCTTACCTGAGCCTGTTAAACCACCAATAAGATAGTACATAGCTTTTCTAATGCCAACATACCTATTGAGTCTGTTAAAACCCATAGGTATACCACCACTACGTCCCTCAATACCCTTCTGTACTTCTTGTTTTAGTAATTCAAAGCTATTCATATCAGTATTGTAAGTTATCATTATCATCTTCTGGCCATATAAACTTTCCTAGCCACATGAACACTCTAGCTACGATTATCCATAGCACTATGCTTAGTAATATTTTCATTTCTATTGCTTTTTTGGTTTCTTAATCTTTCAAATGCTTTATCCATTTGAGCATTATCTGCATAATACTCACTTTTGATGCGTAACATCCATTCATTAAATGATTCTTCCATGTTTTTGTTTTTTATATGTCTGTTGGACCTGTTTGAACTGATGGTTCTGTTGGTTCTTGTTTCATCAGTTCTATAAACCCTTCAAACGTGCGTTGATTTAAATAAGGGATGGATCCCTGCATATAGCTCATGATATTCTTTCTCTCTTTAACTGAGCGCTCCACCTTTTGGTTCACTTCATACTTAAGAGCATCTATTAGCTGTTGTGCAGTGTATTCTCCCTCCTCGATTATGGTTTTAAACTTTCTTCTACATTCTTCTTTTCCTTTACGTAGTGCTCTGGTGCCTTTAAACACCTTACCATCTATCTCAAAAGAATCTGTAGGAGGATAGTGCTTCCACCATTCCTCAAAATCTGTTGTAAGTGGTTTACGTTTTATTATTTTTGTTCCACTTGCATCCTCAAACCATTTTAGCAAGTCTTTACCTGCTATAGTTATCTTCTCTTCTTCTGGAGTTATAAAGCCATGTCTTATTAAAGACTGATAAAGAGCAGAGATTTTCATACTATCCTCATAAAGAGGCTGAACATCATACTGCTCTTCAATCAGCTTCAATAGGTAAATTAAATCTAAGCTATAACTTCTTTTGATGAGCTCTTTGAACATTTGAGGTGTTATGTGCATTCTCATCTTTTATTGGTTTTTCTACGATTATTATTGCTGGGTTCTTCTTCTTAATTTCTTGCTGGTATTCCCACTCTTGCCATTCTAGCTCCATTCTATGCTTGCGTTCTCCTTCATACATTACATCATTGGCATAAGCTGCGTGTTCCCAATCTTCGTTTATTAATTTACTCATAATTTATCGGTTTTTCTTTTATTCTTAATCCAAATTGTTCATAAAACCATTGAAAGGTTTCTTTTGCTTTGTTAGTGTTAAACTTGAACACCTTCTTTAATGTGCGTATAGCATATCTTTTAAACTGTTCATGTTCTTCTCTAGTCATAGTCCAATTGAAATACCATCTATCATCATCTAGTGTGTCTACTAAGCGCTTCCCCACCATATCAAGTTGATATTCAATTAAGTGTCTTGTAATATTTCCTCTATTTATACGAGCTCTGTGTTTCATTTCTCCCTTATGTTAGTAAAATGTTTGGAAAGCCCAGTATTATCAGGGCTTCCAAGCTGTTTTAACCTCATCCAAACAAGTTCAATTGATTAGGCACAACTATGTTTCTAATTCTCTTCCCACCAGTTAGAATTTTGGTTATCATATTTTCTGCTCTATCAATGTAATACAGATAGTTCACATTGTCTAAACTAGCATCTTCATCTAGGTGATTACACACATAGCACAACCACTCACCAGCTTCCACTTGAATTCTCTTGTGAGCATTACTTTGAGAGTCTTTGTTCTTCACTTTGTATATCTTCTCACCATTTTTACCTACGTAATATCTGATGAGCTTGTTATACTTAGTTGTTTCATTAGACAAGTTAACACCCTCATAGTGGAAATCTTTTGATGCTATTCTTCTTATGCAGAAATCATACAAGTTCTTGTGATTCAATATGGTTTCTTTAACAGGAACATCGTGCACATAATAGGCCTCAAGAGCCAGAGGGATAATTCTTGCAGATTTGTTCTTATGAAGTTCAAAGTCTGTTAAGAAGTCCCCCTTTTTCTTGATCCCACCATCAGGCATGATAGCAATATAATCATTAACTGTTGAAAAGATGATTTTCTTATAGTCCGTTCTTTCCAAAACATATTGTGTTAGCTCGGACCACCACTCATTAATATCATGCATCTTAGAAATTAAGTCTTTTCTCACTCGAATCGTTACACCATCTGTATTTGCAGAGATCACCTGTATGCCATTCATTTCGTATTTCTCAATAAGCATCATCAAACTAAGCTCACCAGTTATAGTGGTGAACATAGTAAGCTGCCTATCATATATCCATGATTGCATGTCAGATGACTTACCATATACAGAATTAACTGCAAGTTTAAGTGCTCCTACAATTCCCTTGATTTTTCTGTCCCCTTTAGCTAGTGGTTTAAGCTCTAGTCGTTTGTCAAACATTTGCTTATACCCCCTCAGAAACTCTTTTCCTAAATGAGCAGGATAGCGCTCATTGTTGATAATAATGGCAGGATAATAGCTAGCCACATCCCAGTCAATGATCTCATATTCTTCGTCTGATTCAAATATTTCAGGTTTGTTTTCAGTGTGGAGACCACCCTTCATAAATGAATAGACATTTCCATAGAAATCTATGTGTTCTTTAAAGTCATCTTGTAGTCCTAGTTTGAGTCTTTTGATATTTCGGAGGAACTGTTGCAGTTGCTCAGTCTCAAATTGTACATAACCAGCTATGCAGTTTTTGATATCTATACTCTTTCTGAAATAACCTTTTCTTGGAAGCTCTTTAACTTCCATACCTTTCTCCTGACAGTAATACTTCTTGATTATTTCATCCCCTATTTTACTATCTGAATAGTTTAGACAAGGTATACCAAACTCTTCCTCAATATCCTTTCTGAGTTGAATTTGATCATTACCCTTGTACAATGGGTGATTGGTATCACCTAGGGTTATTTTATAGAATTCATAAGTTGCATCAACATCATTAAAACAATACTGCAATGACAGGAACACCTCATCCTTAGTCAAATTTGTTTTAGCATGATGTATGGGCATTTCTTCGATGTTCTCTAGGTCCATCTCGAACTCCAGCCTCTTAAGACTCACTCTACGGTTCTTGTTATCATAGTGGTGTATTTTGAACAAATCTATTTGTTTCAGTGAGAGCTCATATTCTCTATACTCCGGAAACACATCATAATTTGCATCATGAATTACATCAGCAGCTTTCTGTGCAATCTTTGCACATATCTCTAATCCAGAGAGCTCATGCCAATATTCATAGTTTCTGAGTATCCATTCAACAACCTGAGCATCAAATCTAAGGTTGTTATACCCCACCCAATAGCTATCAACGTTCTGTTCTGTGTACTTGATGAAAGAATCTAACTGATTTTGCCACTTACTCACAACGAAACTCTTAGGTGTTTGCTCAGGCTTCATGCATACCACAATAAAGCACTCCTGCATAGTTTCTATATCATATATAATTACGTTATCAGTGTTCATATTTATTCTTCTTTACGTTCTTTCCAATCAAGCCATATAGCTATCAGTACAATAATATTCATTCCAAAAGATGCAATAAGTTCATATACATCCTTATAAACGTTAGTGGATAGGTGCACATGACCCACCATCCAAAATGGGACAGCTAGGTTGGACCCTATCCATCTAACGAAAAAGGTTATAAACTTACCCATAAATAACAAGAGATGTTACAAAGATAATACTTTGCTTGTAAAATTACAAGGATTAGTTATAGTAATATCTAACGTGATCTTTGTACATAACTACCTTTGTTGGTTGTTTGAAGTAGTTAAGTACGTTAGTCATCTCACCTGTTAGTTCTATTTCTGTAGTGGTAGGCTTAGCTGTTTGTTTTGCAACTTGTACATCTTTTGCCTTTCTAATGCTCTTAAGGGTTCTTTTAGGCTTTCTAGCCCACAGGTTGATCTTTTGATAAA